AGATGAATATTTTTGGAAGACAAAAGATGAATGATAGAATTTGCTTTAGTTTACATGATAGGCACAGTTGTTGTTAATCAAAGTCAAACATTTGAAAATGTAAATGACTGCTTGTATTTCGCCAGAAAATTAAATCAACAACCAGAGATTCCATACCCAGATGAAAAGAACAGAAAGATTACAGCGTATTGTAAGCCCGTGCCAAAACGTCTGCAAAATAGAAAATAATATATGTGTTGGATGTTTTAGAACTTTAGAACAAATATCTAACTGGTCACGTTTATCAGACCAAAAACGCCATAAAATTATGAAATCATTAGAAAAAAGAGGCTCTCAGATCGCCACACAGAGGTGAAACAACACCTCCGTGTGTGATTATGCGTAAATTTACTTTAACTTCTGTATCTTTATTATACGAGGTTTTTTAGCTTCTGGCAGATTTCTTTTTAAAAAAACAGATAAAATACCTATATTTAAGTCTGCTTTCTCTATTTCTACATATTCTTGCAGTCTGAACGATTGTTTAAAGGATCTTTCTGCTAATCCTTTGTATAAAAGCTCTTCTTCTTTTGGAATACCAGTGGTTAGATCATGTGTTCTATTGCCTTCAATAGTTAACATGTTATCTTTTACAGATATTTCTAAATCTTTTTCAGAAAATCCAGCGACTGCCATTTCAATAATATAATTGTCTTCGTCAACTTTTCTAATATTGTATGGTGGGTAAGTGTTCTTTGTCTCTCCAGCATAACTTTCGATTTCGTTAAAGAAATCGTCAAAGCCTATAAATGAACGGAAAGCGAGTTTGGGTAATAAGTAAGTCATATCTACTCCTATAAAAGCAAGTTAATTTATGAGACCCATCATTGGCATCTCACTATTTTATATAGGTATTGTTTCCAAAGATTCAAGAATGTTTTTCAAAAAAATTCACTTATCTTTTTATAGGAAACAATCTATATATAAATAGAAAGGATTATTAACATGTTAGAAAAATTATTTTACAAAATTAAAATTGCTAGAACAGCACAAGCTCTTAGATCATTAGATGACTTAGCATTGAAAGATATTGGTCTTGATAGATCAAATATTTTATCACACGCTTATGATTGTTTTAAAAATGAAAAGCCTAAAGAAAAAAGTAAGATGGATATGCTTGAAGAAATGGCTCAAGTATACAAGGTAACTACTTAACCAACCTCTCCCCAGTTGTCGCCTAATTCTGCGTCAACTTCAAAAGGTATTCGTAAGTCTGGAACACAGTTGGACATGATATCTTTTATCTTGTCCACCTCTTGTTCATTTTTAATATTGAAACATAGTTCATCGTGAACTGTTAACATCGGGCATAACCCTTCCGAATAACAATCGACCATTGCCTTTTTTGTTTGATCTGCACTCGACCCTTGGATCAATCTATTCAGCGCCTTGTATGTAAATGCTCTTTGTACATTCTGATACTCTTTAACTGCCTCTTTTATAGGTAAGGCTCTTTTTGAAGAAAATCCTCTTGGTTCCCATAAATCAAACCTACACTTTCTGCCTAGTTGAGTTCTTATCATTCCTTTCTGTGAAGCAAAGTTTGAAACTCTTGTTGCTAAATCTTTTACAAAAGGAACTTTCTCATTATATGTTTTTAACAAATCACTTGCCTCATCTTCTGTGATGGCTAGTGTGTCTGCTAATTTTTTACGGCCCATACCATACATGATTCCAAGGTTAACAGTTTTAGCTTCTTTTCTTGATATGTTTGCCATGTCTGCAACCATTTGATGAAAGTCTGCTTTACCTTCGTTATACATGGTTACCACTTCATCTATCAGAGGATGCCTAAGTCCATCAGAAGGTTTAGCACAATAATGAGCCAACCATCTTGGTTCTTGTGATGCATAGTCAAAAGATCCCCACTTACATCCTTCCTCTGGAATAAACAATCCTCTAATCGCTTTCTTGATTTCTAAATCTCTAGATGGTATTTGTTGTAAATTAGGATTGCTTGAACTAAAGCGTCCAGTAACTGTGCCACCATCATCGGTGCGAAGGGGATGAAAATCACAATGTATACGACCATTATGAGCATGATTAAGAATAGTTTCAACAAAAGTTGTATTCGCTTTGTTAAGTTCTCTAATCTTTACTATCTTTTTAGCAACGGGATGAGGATGATGAGAGAGAAACTGTTTTGTGAAAGAGGGCGACCTGCTTTTTTCTGTGCGAAAATACTCAAGTCCAAAAAAATCAAAGACCTTTGCTATAGATGTGCTGACCCAAGGTTCAATCGCAATACCAGTAGTCTTGACTATCTCATCAAGTAATTTTTTCTCTTGCGCTGCCATTTGTTTTTTTACTTTTTCGGCTTGATCTAAATCAACACGAACACCTTTTGTTTTCATTTCTAACATCACTGGTATTAATGAGGATTCTAGTTCAAAAATACTTGTGCATTCCTCTTTATGTAATATTGGTAGTAAGTGATCATACAATCTTAAAGTGACTGCAGCGTCTTGCTCTGCATATGCTCCTACATATTTAGCAGGTAGTTTATACATCTCTGCTTTTGGATCTACTCCAAACTCACTTGCAGCATGTCTCAAAGTTTTTTCACTCTTGTATTCTTGTAAATAGTCAATTACTAAACTATTTAAATTATAGTACCTTCTGTTCTCATCAATCAAAGGAGCCATGATCATTGTATCAAGTATAAGACCTTTGACTTCTATTCCCTCTGCTCGTAACCAACCTAAATCATACATAGAGTTATGAAAAATTTTAGGTATGTTTGGAGTATCCATTTGTTTCTTAAACCATCTAAAAACAGTTTTTGAATCTATGTTGCCTTGTGAATGTCTTATAGGATAATATCCTCTAAAATCTCCCGCAGCGACTGCGATACCAATTATATATCCATCTTTTCTGCACCACCCAGGCCCTAGTTTTAGTAGGTTTGGATCTCTTGTTTCTAAATCAACGGCTATACGAGGTGCTTTTGTTAAGTCTGGAAAATCACTTGGGGGAGACCAATCAAAGTCTATATTCCCCCAGGATAAATCTTTTATATCTTGATCGATAAAATGATATTGGTGTTCTTTATTTGTCATTAATTATTTCGCCTCCAAGAGCCGCGTATCCAATGATATCCACCCAACTATCATCATGATTTAAAGTCTCTGCTAGTCTAGCCAATTTAACACCTATCATACAAGCAACAACTTCTTCTGCCGTAACTTCTCTTGCAAGTATAACAGACCATATCTTAGCTATTCTTTCGTGATTAAATTTTGCAGGTCCATACTCCTTTGCCCTTGGTCCGTTAATTAATTTTTCTGCCTCGTCTAGAAAATGTTTTCTATCTTTTTTCATCTATCCACTCCTTGATTTCAGAACATTTCCATAATCTTGTTTTTGGTGTTATTGAAATGGGATCTGGAAAACCTTTATTATCCATCCATGTTTTTATTGTTTCTGAACTTACTCCAAAGAAATTAAGTATTTCTTTTCCGTTTATATATCCAAGTTCATTGTTTAAATTAATGTCTTCCTTGTTATCTTTTTTCATATTTTATATCCACTTTCATTTTTACTTTCAACTATATGGAGGGACTTACGAGCACGAGTTGCTCCCACATAAAATACTCTATGCTCACTATCTTCGTCTCCTTTTTCCTTTATTAACTTAGGACAGTCAAGAAGTAATGCCACATTGTCTGCCTCTCCACCTTTCGCTTTATGTATTGTTGATAAACGAATTCTAGGTTTATTCGTTAGTATTCTCTCCCCTCTTCTTCTTGCTGAAGTAATATATATTCGTTGTTGATCCGTCATACCTAGGACATCGTACCACATCATTTCTTTTTTCAAATTTAAAAGAGATCCCAACTCGCTGTTTAATAAATCGTCCAAAGTATATGTTCTGCTTTGGTCTAGTTGCTCTATCTTTCTTTTTCCACCATATTCTATTATTCCCTTTTTTGTTCTTTTCGAAAACTCTACCCAATTTTGTACACTTAAACTTTGATCTTTGCATAATTGTATCCACACCTCTATACTGTTAATTAACTGTTCAGACACAGACCATCCAGATCCTTCCCTCCAGAACATGTATCCTTCGTCTTGTAGTTTATTTCCTATATCAGAAAGTATTCTGTTTGTTCTCGCTAACACATACCATTCTCCTTTGCTAAAATTTATATCCATAGCATTATAATAATAAGAAACACTGCCCTCTTCTTCCTTTGGCTTATATTCTTTTTGTTTTCTTGTTTTAACTTTTCTTATTATATTCTTTGCAACAGACCAGACAGTGTATGGAACTCTATAAGATTGATCTAATACAATAGAGTCTTTTGCACAGTTTAAAAAATGATTTACATTTGCACCTGCCCAATTGAAAATACATTGATCGTCATCCCCAGCATAATAAGCCTTTTTAGCATTAGGTAACAAACACTCCTTGACCATTCTCCATTGAATAGGAACCAAGTCTTGTGCCTCATCTATAATTAATAAATCTAAGTCAGGACCAGTTCCTTGTTCTAAAAATTTAAGTAACATGTCTGTAAAATCTAATTTAAAATTTTTATTTTTAAAGTCTTGATATGCCTCTGCAACAGTAGGCATGTATGCTCTTTTCAAGGACATATCCCCAAAAGAATCAAACTCTTTCATAAGATCAGTGCCTTTTAATCTAGACATATTGTACACATAAAAATATTTATCTCCATCACTTGATCCAGGTGTAAACATGTCTCCTTCTTCTATGTTTATTTTCTCTTCTTTTTGAAAAACAACTCCAAGCTTCTTGCCTAAAAACCTCATGTCTGGTGGTTTAACTACATCTTCTCTTTTCATTCCAACCCAATGAAAAGCAAGAGAGTGTAGTGTTCTAAAGTGAGGAAAATATTTTTGATCCAAGTTAAATTTAACACAAGCTCTATCAACTGCTTCTTGTGCAGCTTTTCTTGTAAAAGATAAAAAAGCTATTCTTTGTGGATCAACTCCATCTGCAATAGCTTCTTCTATAATACTTAACAGTTTTGTAGTTTTGCCCGTACCAGGTGGACCATATATTGCTGTTTCTTTCATTAGAACGGAACCTCCTCTTCAAATTCTACTTTAGGTATTTCAACATCCTCTTTTACTTCGGGAACCCACCAGACACGAATAGTTTTCCATTTTCCATCAGTTGTTTTAAAAGATTTTCCCTCACTACACTTATCTCCATTGTTTATTTCTTTAATTCTCTCTTGAATCTGACCCTTAGAATAATGTGTAAAACCTTTTTGCCTTAAAAATTCTATAAATGAATCTATTTTAAAATAGACTAATCCCTCCATAATCCATGGTTTACCAATAAGAAGTTCTTCTGCGGATTGTGCTTGTACTCGTCCATAACAGAAAGACTCAAGCAGTTGATTAAAATGTCCTTTGTAAGTTAATTCTTCTGGAACTTCAATCTCGTTTGCCTCTGCTAACAATCCATTAATTAACACTTGCCAATCGCTCTCTCTTACTTTTGGAGGCATAAAATTTTGTTGCTCAAGACATGCTATTTGAAACTTGGATTGTGATTGCAAATCAAAACTTGTTAGCTCTAATCGTCTACCATCCAAGTCTGCAAAGAACACTCTTGGTTCTGATTTAACAATAGATATACCTGTTATTTCTACGGCATCCACATTTGCACCAATGCCATATTTCCTTCTTTTACATAAAGATTTATTACAATGTGATTTGATAGGCTCTTGCCCACATGTATAAAAATATTCTTTCTTCTCTAACTGACCTTGTATCTGAACTATCTCTTGTGCCGATACGGGACTTGTACAATAATCAATATTAAATTTTTCTAGCAGCGCCTTCCAATTATCGGGATCCATTTTTTTAAACATTGCACCATAGTTAAACAAAGACATGTTCCTTGCTCCCTCTCCAATGCCGTTTAATGCCATAACATTTAAACAAGGTGGACCTTCTGGAAAAGGTTCTGTCTTTTTTGATCCTACTTGTAGTTTAAAAAAATCATTTGGTTTTACTTTTCTTTCATCAACCAAATCTAAAAATTGTTCAAAGGTAGCAACCTCCCCATTTTCTTTGAAGGCATACCTCATAGTCTGATCTTTGTCATGATAAGGTAAGTTTATAAAGTTACCTACGTCCCCTCTTTCTACTAATATCTGCTCTTGTTTTGGAAATATCTCACAATTACCAAAACCAATTACAGAGGCAATCTCTGATGCTTTATCTCTAAATTCACCTGCATTCATCCAATCTGTTAAAAAGAAAAATATGTGTGCTCCACCACTTTTACTTCTACAAACGATGCATGGTATTTTAAGTTTTCTTAATTTTTTATCTAAAGAAAGATGGTCAATCGGATATGTATCAATATCTAATGCACCAAACTTACAGTTGTTTTCTTCATTAATAGGTATAGAACCAACACCAAGTCCACCGTTAAGATGATCGTTGATAAGCTCTAATGTTAAAGGTGTTCTTTTAATATAGGAGTTGGCTGCTTGTTTTCCTTGTCTTCTTTCTTGAGAGATCTTTGTTTCTCCATGAGCCTCAGAGAAACCTTGAAAAGCATCCATAAACCTTTGACCATTGTCCATTTTTATTCCTCACAAATGGTTTTCGGGTAGAGCAAAAATGATTGTTGGAGGAACTCTACCCGAAATCGTTAAAAGTTAGAATGGTATTTCGTCTGTATTCGTAGTAGGAGATTGATCAATCTCATCGGCTACTGCCGTTCCTTTGATCTCTCCACTTGCAACACTATTATGAAACTCTTTACACTCATTATACATGTCAAGAGAATCTACCATCCCGACTTTTTCTATCTGCCAGGAATACCAAGATCCTTTGTCATTACCATCGGCTACTGTTTTCAGTCTCCATTTATTGGCAAACATAGGAGCAGGTTTTGATGTACCATCTGCTAACTTTATAGTTTGCATGGACATCTGTGTAACCCAAATCTTTGATCTTCTAATTTGAGTCTTCTTCATGTCTATGATGGCAGGTTCTAACATACCAAGTTCCTCATTGAGAATTTTAACGTAATGTTGACCCGTTCTTACAAGTTCATTACCACTAGGTAATATATCCATATTAGTTTCTTTGTCTCTTTTGACATTTAAAACATCTGGATGATCCTTCGATAACTCTTGCACAAAACCACCACCTTGAGATCTTGGAACAAACTCAAGTAATTTTTGCTCAAAATAGCAAGGTACAACAACAAGACCTTCTTCTGCTTTCCATACTTGATGGGTAACAGTATTGAATATATCTCCTTGTTCTGCACCTTTTATGTAATCCGAATTAGTTTTACCTAACTGTGGAGACAGTGCTTGTAGAATCCTTAAAAAAGGAATCTGCATATCATCTGCCGTCACATTAGATAGTCCCAAGCCAGAATCGGTTGCCATTTCACTTATCAAATTTGCAGGTAGACCTGCTTCTTTTTTCTCTACTACTTGTGTTTTCATAATTATACCTTTCTAAATGTAGCAGTTGTACCAACGTATGCACCAAACATTTCAAGATCTACATCTTTTCCATCTTTGATACGATCCGATAACCAAGATTTCAAAGTCATTGGATGTATATGTGTCTTTGAACTTGGATTAACACCTTTCTCTTCGAGATCGGCAATAACAGATTTAGCCAGGTTGTCTTCGCCCATGCTAAAACTAACGACAACATCGTTCTTGATGATGTCACTTTCGCCTATTGATCTTAACCAATCATAAGCTTCACCTTTTCGATCTTGAGGAATGCTTGCATGAACAAAAGGTTTCAACTGAACTTTATTACCATCAACTGTAATAGAGTCCATACCCATTTCTTGCATTAATGCAGGAATAGATTCTGTGTCTACCTTATGTCTCATTGCCTTGAGATCTTTAAGATGCTGCTCGGCTTCTTTGATTTGATTTGAAAGTTGTTGACTGTTACGAATTAGAGAGGATAATTCGCCTCCCTTTTTTGCGTTAACTTCATCAAACGCACTCGCATCTGCAACCATCGTTTCAAATAACTCGTTCATAATTGAACCTCCTTTGTTAAAGTTATGCCCTTCGGCTTTTTTTACTCTCGGCAGCTCCGTGACAAACTGCCGAGAATATTTTTTAATATCCAATCTTTAAGGATATTTTTAAGATAATCATTTGCAATTAATTGTCAATATCTTTATTAAAATAATTTTTTATCATCCAAGAAATTTGTCTTGCGTATGATCTTCCTTCTTTCTCTGCTATCTCTTTTAATTCTTCAAAAATTTCGATTGGGATAGCCACTGTTCTGTATTTTTGCACGTTATGCTCCTTGTTATTTTTTATGGGTACTTATTATATATACCATGTTGTAGTAATTTTCAGCAATTAATCATCTTTTTTTGGAGAAACTTGTAACCATTTTTTAGCTTCTTCATTCAATGCTTTACCTGCTAAGACAATTTTATTCTGTAAAACTTTCACGATATACTCGTCAATCGTGCCTTTAGCTATCAAGTCAACATAGACGACTTGATTCTTTTGACCCGATCTATGATTACGATCTTCAGACTGAATCCGTTTTTCTAAGTCAAAATCATTAGAATAATAGATTACATTTGTTGCTTGAATCAAAGTCAAGCCTCTGCCTCCCGTTTGTGGATTCGCAACAAAGAATCTTACTTTAGGATCGTTTTCAATTCCTAAGATTGCATCTTGTCTGTCTTTTTCAGAAGTATCTCCGAAATAATTAACAGTAGATGCATGTCCATATTTTTTTCTAAGGGCATTTGTAATACTAATTATGTCATGTCTGAATCTTGCCCAGATTATAACCTTACCACTCATCTCTTCGATAGCATCCAACATACAAGTTATTCTGTTGTTTTTAACTTCTATTGTTTTGCCATCGTTGGTTACAATAAAACCACAAAGTAACTGTTGCAGCTTTATTAGTTGTGTCATGACTTCAGTTGCACTTACCAACTCATCATTGACCACTGTCAATGCATTTTTCTTCATTGATTGATAGTGTTGAAGTTGTTCTGTTGATAAATTAACTTGTCTAGTTGTATAAATTTTTGGTGGCACATCTTTTAAAACTTTTTCTTTTGTAACTCTAAATGAAAATGTTTTTAATCTTTGTGCTAGTTCATCCAGATTTCTATATCCAATGACTTGATTAAAAGAGTGAGCACCCATCTTTTGTCTTCTTGTTACTGCATATCGACCTTGGAAAGACCAATAAGAATCAAACCCCAATAAATCTTGACTCATAAATAAACATTGAGAAAACAAATCCATTGGCGATCTTGTGACGGGAGATCCCGTCAATATTCTTTTGTAACTTGCTTGTTTGCCAAGACTAATCAATGCCTTAGTTCTTTTTGCTTGATGATTCTTTATCGTTGTTGATTCATCTACTGCCAATAAAAAGTTTGAATTTCTTATAAAAGCATCAGTATATCTTTTGACTTTTGGTGTAGCAAAACCTTCGACATTGATTAAAAGTATTCTAAACTTTGATCTGTCTTTTGTTGCACGAACTAAATCATCCTTTTGACTTTTGTTTGGATTTGCTCTCCAGGTAAAAACCTCGTGTTCAACTTCATTCAAAAAGTGTTTCGGAATCTCTGTCAATTCCCAATTTCTATAGACTCCCTTGGGAGCCACTATAATTGCAGAGTCTATTTTGTTTTGGAGTCTAAGCCATGCCATGTTGTCGAGCAGAACTTTAGACTTGCCACATCCCATCTCCATGAAGTATGCGTAGTTCCGTTTATCGAAACTACGCACCAAAGCATCTTCTTGATGTTGATATGGCTTTGTTTTATATTTAAATTTCATTAGACCTTAGAGACCTTTTAGTTCTTTAGCCATAAAATCAGTAAGATCTTTATATATCTTTTGAGTTTTTTTATCTTTACTAATTGGGATAGTCTTAGGCTTTTTCTTTCTTTTAGGTTTAGGAGTTTGAAATATTTCTCCTAATCTATCGTCTAGAAATTTTGTCATTTTATTACCTCCGTTTGTTGTTAAAATGATTTTTTATTATACACACTTGTGATTAATTGTCAAGTCTTGTCTTTTTTCATCTCTACTTCTGCATGATGTCTTCTGCATAAAACAACACATTTTTTTATTTCTTCTTCAATTGCATTCTTGCTAATTCCTCTTGATATCATTTCTGCAACTGATATTCTTTTACCATTATTGCAAGTAAATTTTTCTTTGGGCCTGGGATGATGCCACTCTAAATAAAATGGATCCTCGTTATATCCACATCGAACTTCATACCCAAACAAATTGAAAAGAACAAACTGACAACCGAGACTCATTTTTTTCTCGTTGAAATATTTTCTTCTGTTTCTTTTGTGTTGCGTTTGACTGACTTTTCTACTTTGACTTTTGCTCATCAATCTATCCAAGATAAAGTCGAGGCAGCCGAATTTTTAATTGTGTATTTATTTCTATATCTCCCCTCATTATCGTCTGGAACTACTTTTAAATTTTGATCGCTCCAATCTTCTTCACATTGTTTCATTTCTTCGGGAGTTAAATAAGGTCCATACCAACGTAGTTCCCACCATTCTTTCTTGACCCTTTTCCATTCCAAGCCAACGGCTAACATTCTCAAGACGGGTATTTCTATCCCACACATGAGACTGATAGTTTCAATAGGTTTACTTATCTCCCACATTCTCCTCGCTTGAACTATCGCCAAGTCTGGATTTTGTTTGAAAACTGAAGATGTTATTTCTATCAGTGTTTCGGAGAACCTTAATTGCACTTTTTTTATCGTGTCCGAGTTGCTCAAGTTTCTTCACTGCCTCTTCCAAGTTTACCTCTCCTCTTATGTAACTTATCACTGAATCTAAACTTACTTCTAAGTAAGTATCAAACTTATTCTTCCCCATTGTGTTGTCCTCTCTTGGTTATCAATCCTATTTTAATTATATCAATGATGTAGTTAATATCTGCATAATTCTCTAAAGTGGTTATCATCTTTAATTCGCCTTCTTTATCTTCTCCAATGATAATCAACTCTTTGAATTCTTTTGACGCAAGATCACAGACCTTTTTTATAGGGTCTTTCGTCTTGCGTATCGAATCAAAGTTTATAATGTTATCATTCATTTTAGTTGTGATCCTTGGCAACAATCTTCAACAATTGCATGACAAAGAACACATTGCTCATGACCATGTATGTTTACTGTTTGTAAAGCTCCTTGGCATCTAGGACACCGAGGCATACAATGTGTTTTATATTCTAAATGTTCTCCATTGGGACCATATTCCCAATCTACTCCTAGTTCCATATCTTTATTATCCTTGCGTCTTGCGTCTTGCCAATCATGACCGTATTTTTGTTTCCATTCATTTTCTTTCATATTCTGTCCTTTGTATATTGTTCTCACATTTATATTTTATATGATAGGGAAACGGCAAACTTTGTGAGACCATATCTGCCATTTCATGAATTCTTATCATGCATTCATCTTCAGTTGCATATCCGTTTGGTGCAATTGTATCATGTAATTCAATACAACTATTTTTGTCTCCAAATCCAGAGATCAAAGAGCAAATTAATAATATAGCTTTGAACATGTTTATCCTTTTATTATTCTATAAAAAGCTTCTCGTAAATACTTAGAATAATATGGATGTCCTTTTTCTTCATATTCTTTGCATGTGTCATTAATAACTCTAGAAACTTTTCCAACTGCCTCTTGCCAATCCATTTGATTTTCCTGGATAATTGGAGAATGTTCTAGATAAGTTGTTTCTTGACCATTGTTCATAGTTAACTCCTTTCAGTTTAAAATAACATTTATGACATAAATTTTGATATCCTTCTTTTACGTCTGCTTTTGTTCCACACTGACATTTTAAGTCTATCATGATTTATTTCCTTACTCTAGTTTTGTTTCTGAAGTCATCAAAATCTTGTTTGTTGGAAGTATTATAATCACAATCAACAAACTCGTATCCATGATTTTTCCAATACTTCCTTTCTTCTTTGTATGAAGCTCTGTCAAATGCATCTTCTTGTGTCAAAGATTGAACTCTAACAATCCGTCTCACGTTAACAAAAACTTCAACATAATGAAAATCTGATTCATAGTATTTAGTAAATTTACTAGGTCTCTTATATTTCCGTATGTCCACTCTTTATGTCCTCCTTTATGGCTAGTCCTATGTGATAGGCATGTTGTGGTACGATTGCATTCCCCAACATCTTCAGTCTGTTTGCTCTGTTTTGTTGTTCGGTTGTGATTCTTGGGACTCCTCTAGGTTCGTCCATCCAATAGGATATCCCATTAGCCACTCTGTCCAATCGCAATTCAGTCTTGCATCTCCCTCGATCTGATAGATTTTGTGAGCTAGATCCACTTGTCTGCCATCTTCCAATCGCTTCTCGTAATACTGATTGTTGCCATTGTATGAATGCTTCTTTAGTCCACTGTTCGGAGTTGGAAACTTCCACTCTTCCATCCTCGGTGGTCTTAAAGTTACCCCATTCATCATAGACCGAGCCTCTGCCTCTGTCAGTTCTCCCCTCTCCACTTTCTTTCTGAAGATCATTGTCTGACCCTCTGATGCATGTCCGAATCCCTTGGTTGTCGGAGTTGGATACATCTCCATCGTTTTGGGATCCACTTGCTCCCTTAGATTGCTCGGTCTCTTTCTGCCTTTCCTCGCACCCTCTTGCAATCTCTTCGTTGCCTCTGCCGATCTCGGAGGTAGAGAGTCCATGGTAGTAGGAGTCGCCCAAGTTTTTACAGATGATCCACACTCTATCTCGCTTGTGTCTCGCTCCGATACTTGAAGCCGAAACAACAAATGTCCTCGTTTGGTAGTTAAGGTTTTCCATTGCAAAGAGTGCCTCGTCAAGTCCCATGGAGACATGCCCATATACGTTTTCGAAAACACAATAAGAGGGTCTAATTTGTTTAACAATTTCATGGATGTACGGAAAGATGTGTCTAGGGTCTTCCGTTCCGAGCCTTTTGCCACTTGTTGAGAATGGTTGACATGGGTATCCTCCACTAAGGATTCCGATTGGTTGTCGAATAAATTTTCTTGGGTCACTTGCTAACTCCTTTACATCATTAAATATTGGTACGTTTGGAAAGTTTTTTGCTAACACTTTCTGACATGGTTTATCAAAGTCACAAAATGCTATGGGTTTGGATAGCTTTGCCCATTGAAATCCAAGAGCAAACCCACCAATACCACTACATAAATCAAGATGATTAATCATTGAATACATCTCCCTTTTTCATGGCATAGGTCATAGTGGTAGGTTTCCTTACCACTCGACCATATTCTACTTCTTTTAAAGCACGAGGATCATCTTCAAACATTTGATTCTCCTCTAACTCTTCCTTAGTCTTTTTAGCATTTGCTTTTTGAAGATCTCTTTGAAGATCGACTATAGAATTTCTATATCTATAGCCTTTTGATCTACCTCTAATTTTACTGTAAGTTGTACTCATAATTCTGCCCTCTCTATTTTTTCTGCATCTGATATTTCTTGAAAGTGTCTGACAAGCATGTCTAAACCCTCACACATACATTGATATTCATTGCTTTGAATATCACATATCCATTCTTCTTCACTTGCCTTTATATCTGCTACTGCATTTTTTAATTGCTCAAGTGTAATCATAATTCTGCCTCAAAGCTACATTGTCCATTGTCAATTACACAATCATAAATCTTCTTCCCAAGATTCAATCTTGCATACCATTCTAGATAATATCTAACTCCCTCTTCAGTATGTTTATGAGGATGTTCTTTTTCATCTAAGAAATCTTGAAGTTTTTGATTATTATAACTCTCACGAGTATCAAAGAATTCATCCAAGAGTTTTTTATACTTGCCTAGTTTTCTTTCACACTCAAGTTTACCTTTGACAATATCTTTTTTGTTATCTTCATCGAAGTAGTAGTGAAGATAGTTTGCATTTCCCTCTACTCCAAAAAACTCGGCATCAGTACTTGATTGAACTCCAAACCAAAACTTGCCCTCAATGTCTCCATGATAATATCTACCCATTGTTATCCTCCAATTTAAATTCATGTTTCAATTTCCAAAGACAATTATCTAACTTTCTTATGTCTGATAAATAAATGTCTTCGATCTCTCTGATGTTTAACAAGACACCATCAAGTGCTTTGTATGTTTTTTCAATTGCAACCAATTGATCTTGAGTAAGAGATTTCTTTGCTTTCTTTCTCAAAGCATCTTGCTTATCTCTTTCTAACTCCCATTTAGATTTTCTACCCATTATGTGTACTCCTTAAATAATTTTAATGCTTGATCAAATGGTAGAAAGTTTAAACACTTATCCACCATGTGAGGATAATCAGTCTTCAAAAAGTTTTTGAAATAATCATCTGTATGGTTGCCTTTTCTTTTCCATGTGACCAAGAACTCTTCATCTTTTACTTTGTCTTTCTCAACACAAACATAGTTCTTTTTTAGTTCTTTCTTTAACTCTTTAGCATCAAGCCAATTATATAACTCATCATGACAATAATGCTCCAAGTCTAAGTCTGTGGAGTAAGTCTTACCATTGTATTCCCAAGTTGATTTACCAAAAGTATTAATGCACCAATCATTAATCTCTCTAAGATTAAAAGCACATTGAGGGTAGGTATGTTGCCTATCACATCCACCATGTCCATCGTTTGATACCTCAACTGCTTTCTTGCCATTGATGTATACTGTTGCATTATAACATGGTGTTTCTTCTGATCCTCTTGCATAGTAGGATATGTTTTTCATTTCTATTTTATTTATCTTCATTTTTATTTCCTCCGATAAGTTCTAGAAAAGGTTTGTAATATAAATCCTCAACTGTCCAATCGTTAAGGATTTGCTCTGCACATTGACGAACAAATCTGCCACTAAACTTTTGACCACCGACAATGAACTCTTCTTGCTCGATCACTGTCAATGCTTGATCATTCGTCAATCCTTCATCATTGAGTAGAAAACCTAAGTGGCTTTCTACATCAACAACTAAATCTTTTAATCTACTCATTTTATACCTCCATTAAGTTCATTATGATTAGATATTATTTTACAATTAATTGCAACTATTATTTAGTTAACATGTTAAAGGCCTGGAAGTTATTTCCAATTCCTAGGGTTATCTTTATGATCATATGAAATTCTTTTTTCATTCAATTGATAGATAACTCCATGATCATTTAACTTGTTAAGTAACTTGGGCATCTCACAATCTTCTTCTAGTGCAAACAATTCTTCATTCTTTGTTCTGTATGCATTTGGAAAATCATCTGGATGTAATCTGGCTTTACGAAGATCAACTCTTGTTACGATTGCCCAACCATGTGCCTCATCAATATAATATGGTATGTTTAAAACTCCGTTCATTTTATTTCTCCTTTAAAGTTTTATATCTTGCATCCCAAATCTTCTCTAAAACTTCTTTGTCTGTGAAATGTTGTTTCAATGTTATTGCTACTTTTTCTTGAAACCAATCACTCTCCGTAATTACATCAAGTTCATTGTAAATAAAATTTTCTAATGCTTTTGCTAGTTCTATACTCGTTGGTCTTACGTCTTTCATTTTACTTTCTCCCTATTGTTATTAATAAATCTTGAGGTATCGAGGATAAATTTTCAGTCCATCCTCGACCTCCACATGATTGACATGTAATTACTTCATCACAACTAATTGGTATGTTTCCATGTCCAACACATTCTTCACATTCATATTGTAATGTTGCTCCACTATCCTTAAGCATTGCCAATTGACCATTGATCATTTTAATCCTCCTATGTAAAATAATTTTCCGTAACTATGTTGTTTTTGAATTGCTTATCACAACAAACCTCTTGAACATGTCTTTTCCAAAAATCAAGTTTCTGTTTTGCTTGTTGAAAATAAAAATCATTCTCTATTGTAAAATGTAATAATAATTTCTTGTGTTTATTTGTTTTAATAGTTTTTGTATAAACTATCTTATCGTCTAAAAATTTAATCATTGTTTCCTCCATAAAATTTTAACTCTCCTCATTCTACTCTGAAAGAATATTAAAAGTCAAACAATTAATTGCAATTAATTACATTTATTTTACTTATATAGTCTTTTTCACAACGAAAATAATTTTAAAAATATTTTTGAGAAAATAGGTGTGTAAACGTGTAAACGTGTAAACTGTTCTCAAACCATTATCCAGTCTCAAATAATTTACACACTTTTTACACGTTTACACACTTCAAATAATCTAAATGCACGCACACAAGGCTTTCTTTTTTTGAAATTGATTTGGTTGTGAAAATCCCTTATATTAGCTTCATGGCTAATAAACTTACTGCAAGACAAAAAGAATTTGCAAAACATTATGTTGAGGGTATTTATTCTGCTAAACAATGTGCAGTTAAAAGTGGATACTCTGAAGATAGTGCTAGATATCATGCATCTAAATTATTAAATGGAAAAGATTTTCCTTT